TCTTCTGTTGAACGAATTGAAGCGTTTATTGCTTTGGGTCGCCCAGATCCTGTTCAATATGAAGACGAAACTGGTCCAGTGGCTTGGGAAGTAGCTAGGGATTCTGTAGCTAAGGTATTAGCTGATTATTCAGCATAGTACAAATGGCTCGTGGTGTAACTGGCAACACGTCTGGTTTTGGTCCAGAAGAGTCTAGGTTCGATCCCTAGCGAGCCAACATAAAAATAAACCCAGTAGAGCAGTAGGTAGCTCGCTTTGGCTTAACTCGGCGCGGAGAAGTAACTTGTACGTAAAAGTGAAACTCGTAATACAATCGATCGTGAAAAGCAAAGAGGTCAAAGAGGTCACAGGTTCGAGTCCTGTCTGGGTAACAAAATAAAATGATGAAGAAAAAAGAAGTAAAAAATCTATTTAGTATGATTCAACTAATGATTGGTATAAGTGTAGTTAGTGCTTGTATTATCGCAATCTTTTTGTTGTTAGTACTTTATATAGGAAGCAAATTAGGAATATGAGAAAATTTTTAGAAAATAAATACACAAAATTAATATTTAGTATCGCCATTATGGGATCAGCTATACCGTCTATTTATCAAGATTTTAACTATGGTCATAGTGGTGAATGGACACATTATGGAATGATGTTAGTCGGAGTTTTATATTTTATTGAATCATTACTTTGGACATTAGACTTATGGAAGACAGACTAAAAAATAATTTAAAAAAAGTAGTTCAAAAATACGAAGATATAGTTTTTGAGGATAAAAAAGTAGACCTTGAAGATTTTTATAAAGTAAAAAGAGAATTACTTAAAAGAGAATACATGGATTTATTAGCTATAATGGATGTATTAGAATCTATGATTGAAAAAAGACATAATGATCTTATGAATCGTAGATTAAATATATTAACAATCTGGTCTACTATATTTTTACCATTATCCTTTTATACTGGACTATGGGGGATGAATTTTGATGACGTCCCATTAATATCAGATGATCATGGATTTTGGATATTTGCGGTTTTAACTATTGGTACTATATTAGGAATGTGGTACTATTTTAAAAAGAATAAATGGATATAAATTTTCCACCATACGAAAAATTAAAAGAAGAATTTCAAAAAAATAGGGCTGTTAGTATATCTCCTATTCTTACAGAAGAGGCGGCTAATGAAGTACATCAATATTATTTCAATATGCCAGATGAAGATTGGACATATATAATTTATCCTGATTTTGAAGTGCATGAAGAATATTTTATGCCTAGAATTTCATTTGATGATCCAACTAGAGAAGATAGAATAAAACATAGTAGAAAAACTTTAGATGAAGGTGGATTTGCTTACATGTATAAAAGAACTGAACCATCAGATTTTGATTATGGTTTACACCCCATTTTAAAACAATTTTATACACCCAGATTTAGTCAATATTTAAGTAAAATAACTGGTTATGATAATTTAACTACTGGAGATAAGAATACTTTTGTATCATGTTATACATCAGGAGACTTTAATGGTCCTCATACTGATGGAGATAATGGAAGATTAGCATTTGTATATCATTTATCTAAGAATTGGAGACCTGAATATGGTGGTTTATTTTTTAGAATGGAAGATGATTTTCAAACAGTAAATAAAGTTGTAGTTCCCCCATTTAATTCATTAACTATTTTTGATACTAAAGGACATGGTTCATCAGGTACACCTCATTTAGTAACAGAAGTAGCTCAAGCATGTACAAATAAAAGAATAGGTTTTACAGGATGGTTTCAATAGATAAAAGTAAAATTTATGTATTTGATGATATTATCCCATCATCAACTCAAGATGTTTTAGAGGATAAAATTGGAAGATTACATTTTAGGTATGCTATAAACCATCACCAAAAACCCTTTACTATTAAAGTAAAAAATGATCCAAAAATATGGAATCAAAATAGACATGGGTTATTACAAAGTTATCAATTTGATGAAAAAGAATGGACTGATGCCTCAGATCCAACTTATTGTACAGCTGTATTAAATAGTTTATCTCAAAAGTTGGGACATGTTCTTGAAATACAAAGAATTAAAATAAACTTAAACCTTAAAGAACATCCTGAAAATGCAGGTTCTTGTTTTCACCCACATTGTGATTTAAATACAGATGAATGGACTGCTGTTTATTATGTAAACCAAAGTGATGGGGATACTTTAATATTTAAAGAAAGGGGGATGGAATGTTTATACGAAGGAAAACCTATAAGTATTAAAAAAAGAATTAAAAATAAAAAGGGGAGAATTGTGATGTTTAATCAAAGTTTATTACATTGTGGTATCCCTCCTTTTGAGAGTGATTATAGAGTAGTTATTAATTATAATTTTAAAATAGTATGATACAAAATTTTGACGGAATAGAAAAAGATAGAAAAAATCTAGAACACATGCCAGACCAAAAAAAGCATCAGATAGTTAGTTTTGTTAAATCAGCAATTAGATTAGTTGGTTACGGACTTTTGTTATATAGCTTGGAGTTTGCAGTAGGGGTTCTTATATTGTCGGAGTTAATAGGTATAGTAGAAGAATTAGTTTAATGAAAACGTTTTTAGAAATAGGTTCTTGTGATTTCCAAACTCTGAATCATTTTTCAGATCATGGTTGGCAAGGAGCAATTGTTGAACCTATGAAAAAATATTTAAACAATATACCTCAAAAACCAAATGTTCATTACTTAAATTATGCTGTTGATAATAAAGTAGGAACTAGAACATTATTTCACGCAAGTGATGAAACAGTAAAAGAAGATAAAGATTTTGCTGGTATGTCTAGTTTTTTACCTCCTAGACCAGCATATGAAGTATTAACTGAAGAAACATTAGTTAATACTATTACATTTGAAAAAATATTTGAGTTAACTGGTTTCACTCAGATTGATTATTTAAAAATTGATGTTGAAGAATATGATTTAGAATTATTAAAAATATATCCATTTCATATTATTAAACCATCTTTTATTAAAATAGAATATTGGCATTTGGGACATGAACCATTTGTAGATATATTAGAAAAACAAGGCTATCACTGTGAAATTAGTGATAGAGATATTTATGCAACTAAACTTTAAAAACAATTAAAATGAATAAAATTTATTATTTTACAGCTCCATGGTGTGGTCCTTGCAGGACATTTGGACCAATTATGGAAAGTACAGGATTACCTTTTCAAAAGGTAAATATTGATGAAGATACAGAATTAGCAGCTAGGTATGGTGTTAGAAGTGTCCCTACCATCCTTAAAGTTGATAGTTCAGGTCAAGAAATAAAAAGACAAGTGGGACTACAATCAAAAGAAAACGTTTTAAACTGGTATAATGGCTAAGAAAAAATTTCAATCAAGTAAAGTATTTGACGGATTTAGTACAGTGTTTCGTCAATGGAAAGCAAAAGATACACACTGTAGATTTGTACACGGATATGGTATTTCATTTAAAGTTTACTTTGAAGGAGAACTAGACCATAGAAATTGGGTTTGGGACTTTGGAGGTATGAAAAGAGCGAAAACTAAAATTGATGGTAAATCACCTAAGGAGTGGATGGATTATATGTTTGATCACACTTTAGTAGTAGCAGAAGATGATCCTTGGAGAGATGCTTTTAAACAAATGGAAGAATCAGGTGTAGCTCAAGTAAGAATTTTGCCAGCAACTGGCGCAGAGAAATTTGCTGAATATATTTATAATAAGCTTAATAAGTTCGTTGAAACTGAAACGGAAGGTAGAGTTAGAGTTACCAAAGTAAAGTTCATGGAACACGGTAAAAACGCAGCTTGTTACGGAGAATAAGTTTTGTATAGTGACTGTAAAACCACTTTAAAAAATTAACATATGAATAGAAAATTAAAAAGGATAGGAGACTATCAAAAAACACTTCCTGTATTAGAATTATATACAGCAGTACAATCAGAAGGTTCCAGACAGGGTTACCCAACAATTGTTGTTAGAACAACAGGATGCACTCACAGATGCTATTTTGGAGAAGGAGGATGGTGTGATTCTTGGTATACAAGTATTCACCCAGAAAAAGGTACTTATAATTTCC